GCCTTGCGATTGCCGACCCTCCGCGACTGTAACCTATGACGATTGGCGGTTCGCTGAGTGATTGGACTAGGCTTGTTAGGCGTCCCATTGCTGCGTCAAATCTGAGCCACTTGCGCGCGTCGAAGAAGATGTCGACCAGTTCGGATAAGTCGCCCATGTCACGCTGGAGCATGGTAGGTGTGGCGAAGTCTCCGTGTAGGGCGATGATGGTCACTTGGCTTCCTTATACGGAAACTTCTGATTCCAATCCTCTTTCCGCTTCTCGCATCCGGCGCAGTGCTTGACCATCCCGAGCGTGACAACCTTAATCACCTTTGCCACAGTGTCGCCGAGTCCGCGTGACTTACCATCGCGATACTTTGCCTTCGAAATGTCGATGCCTTTGTTTGTGTTTGCCATGTTACACCTGGAATTGTGCAGCGTCTGCTGATTCGGTTTCATCGTCGTAGGAGCCCTCTGGAAGATCGCACGAAAAGCTTGTATCTGCTGGCCAGACTGCCGAGGTAACGTAGCTTGAGCTTGCCAGCGGTGATGGTGCTATTGTTCCGGGCGACCACTCAGCAACTTCAACTCCCCAGTACGCCGACGATAGTTGTGGACCTTGCCAGTTCCAATTGAACGTGTCTCCGTCATAGGCTGGAGGTGGGCTGCAAAATAGATTGGTCATGTCTGAAGCGACGAACCAAGAAGAGTTGACGTGGTTGTTGTTTGTGCTGTAGGTGTCATCCAAAGCAGTAAGATAATCAGTCGCTAGCGCCGCAGCTTGTAGCGATGTCGGCCAATCGTTGTGCCCAGTTATCGTCGAAACTACATCGCTAGTTATGACAGCAAGAATTGAACTTATCTCCAGACTTCCTGGAGCTGATTCAGTTACAAACAAAACTAGCTTCGTGGTCCATGTTACGGTGTGATCGAATGAGTAAGTGCCAGAATAGACAACCGTTGGCGAATCGGCAGGGTCAATCCATCGAATCTGACCGTTACACTTGAAATTGTAAGTGCATGAAAGAGTAGCGAGAGTGTAGTTTGTCGCGATTGAAGAGAGACAAGTGTACCAAGCGAAAACTCCATCTAGACTGCCGCTAATATCAAGTGTTGACTCAAAATGCTCGCACCAGTATTTGACTGGAGATGGCGTTGACATGAAACCAAACGGCATTGCGCCGTCCGCATCGCACGCTAATGACAGTCCGCTCCACGTTGGGAGCGTAGTTGATGCTGCGTTGTAGTAGACAGTGCATCCAGGGACTTCGACCGTACAACCGATAATCATCCCGTTAGTCTGTCGAGCCCTAACGGAGAAAGAGCCCTTGGTGAATGGAATTGGTAAAGCGACTCTTAGCTGTGGGTGCGCCGTGTCGTTGAATGGAACGTCTGTGTAAGCGAAGTCCAATCCAGTTTCGCATAGATAAGAGATAACTAACGCTTCATCGTCTGACAGCGCTCCATTTGTGTTTGTGAAAAGCTTATCGTCAATCCATAGGTGAGTGATCGTCTGCCCGTCAGCAGGTCTTGCCGCAGCTCGTACAACAATGCTCGATTGGCAATAGGCATAGACTGTCGTTGGCTCAATTCCACCGTCAGAAGGTCTAGCCCCAAGAATGTACGTTTGGCCTTTTATCCCCATCGGGCAAGCATCTACGGATGTTGTATCTACTGTTATTATCGAAGTCAGGCTTGACCAAGAACACGGTTCGGCCGTCCCCTCGCAATACTCAATCGAGTATTCAGCTACTTCATCCGCTGGAGGTGTCATCGAGTAGCTGTGGGCGTTTGACGGACCAACGATTACCGTTCCATCTTTCTTGATTCGAAAGAGGAATGAACGATCGCAGCGGTCGGTTATGTACCAGCCAATTGAGCAGGCGTTAATCCAAGTAAATGGCTTACATGAACTGCCGTCGATGCCGTTCCCGCAGCAGTCTTCATCGGAGCATTGAGGTTGAAGGAAGTTCATTATTCCGCCTCCGTTACAACGAACTCGACAATCTTAGTTATCACGCACGCATTGTCGCTGGTCGCTGTGACAGTAATCAGCGTTGTGCCTGCTTCGGTTGGGGTGCCGCTGATTTCGTTTGTCGTCCCGTTGAATGAAAGTCCATCGGGGAGATTGGTAACGTTCAGTGTCGTATCGTCGATGGTCGAACCTGTTACCGTGTGGCTGTACGCTGTGCCGACTTCGCCCGCTGGGATTGAGCCAGTTGCTATGCTTCCATCAGCTTGACAACCACCGATACATGGACCGTTGAGGAAGATGTTGTTGGATGAGCAGACGCCAGCATAACCGGCTTTTGCATAGACTGGCGACGATAAGACAGATTGCCAGTTCAACAGCTTGAATGGGGTGCCGTCTTCTGACTCAATGTCGCCAGTCGTTTCGTTAATGATTGCCGCGAAAGCATACACATAACCACGGCCTGACACGTTGGCATCTTCAGCCAGTACGAAGTACTTAGCCCCGCCACCACCTGAAGGTCTCCGAGTCCCAACTATTCCTTCGCCGCCAACACCCTCCAAGAGATCCAAGATCCCTCGAGTGTCGTTGTCGTTGAAAGTGTTCATCCCGCCCATGATCACCTCAGGAAATCGTTGAAGTCAATTTGCTCATGCCCCTTGAACTCAAGGTAATCCGGCTCTGTTACTGACTCGGCCTTTGCCGTTCCATCAGAGTTGAGAAACACCAGCGCATCCGATGCGACCTTCTTCTGTCCAGCCGATGGGCGATAAGCGTAGCCAGCATCAGCAGGCTTGATCAACCAGCCTTTTTTGTTGTAAGCAACTCGGTACTCAATCCTAACTGCATCAACTCCGTACCAGAATCCTCGCTCGAATCCATTGACCTGCAGTTTTAGTTTGCCAGCCGCAAATGTTCTGAATGTCGTACTGTTTACCGTGTCGGTTCGTTCGCCGATTTCCTCGTCAGTCGCTGCGTTGTCTTCGATCTGCCAAAAGTCATAAACCGTGCAAGGCCTGCGGTAAATCAACGGCTCTGGGAACTTGTCGCCAGCACTGTTCAGGTATGGCTTGGGAGGATCGCTAAAGTCTTCGTACAGGACTTGGGGGACAAACTCAAAGCTTCCCTTGTATCGCGGCACCCAGGTCAGTGGATCTGCCGAGTCGATTCCATCGCCTTGCGTGTCCTGGCCTTCGATGTCGGTCGTAAACATTGCGTCAACGTACCAGACATAAGGATTCTGATCATCTTGCTTGGGATCAAGTCCAGTACAGAGGCAAGCGCCGTAGGTGCCGGTGATCGAATCAATCATCACGCGAGGTAGACCAGACGTTGCCAGGACTGTCAATATTGCTTCGGCTATCGTGTCGCTAATAACAACGTAGGTATGGCGCTCAGAATAGACGAGCTTTGACCCGCTGTAAGACAGCGAACCAGACATTCCTTTTTTGCGACCTTTGAGGACTGTTGCCATTATCGAGCCACCTTAATTACTGCGCTGCTGTTGGCGATCTTGTTGAGTGCGTCCAGTTGCCTTTGGGCGAGCTGCTTGATCGCTTCCTGTTGGTTGCGTTGGTTGTCTCGCTCAAGGATGAGCTTGTAAGCTTCAACCGATCCCTCTTGAGCGCTGACAGCACCCTTGAATTGTGGAACTGCTTTGCCTGCAGCATCCATTGATGCTTTTTGCGCGACGGCTGAATCGATCATTCCGCCTTCAAGCATTTTCTGAATATCATCGAACTGCTTTTGGATCTCGATCATTGGATTGAACCGCTTGGCAAGTTGCTCGCCTTCTTTCGTTAAGCGGTCTTTTTCCTGACGATCCTTTTCAGCCTTTTGGCGATCCTTAAATTCTTGCATTCCGGCCAGGAGCAAGTTGTCTGCATGTTCGCCAACGAAACCAGCCGCAGCGATGTCTTTCTTTAGTTTGAGTTGCTGCCGTAGTTCTGCTTCGACTCTCTTTGCGTCTTCAGAAGCTAGTCCGGCCAACTGATCTTGGATCGATCGCTCCACCTGGAAGTTTTCAAGTAGTGCATCTTGTTTTTTCCGAATTGCTTCAGATTCAGAAAGTGCGTCGAATGAAGCTTTTCGCTCTTTTTCCTCTTGAAGTTTCTTGGCTTTGTCCAACGCTTCTTGAGCCGCCTTGTCTCGCTCCACTTGGAGATTGTCAACTAGGTTCTGCCCGGTTGAAAAATCGAATGCGTTTTTGGTGTTCTCCGCAACCTTTGAAAAGTCAAGGCTTGCCATCGCTCGCAAGTTATCATTGACCAGCGTTACCACTTCATAAACGTCATACAGAACGCCTGAGAAGTAGACCAGTTGCGTCACACCACCTTCAATCATTGGTATCCAACCACCAAGGACGACTGAAGAATCGTTGAGAGTATTGAGCACCATAGAAAAGACTGGGGCAAACTCGGCAGCAACTTTTGATGCAACTGAATCAACAGTTAGAGAGAATCGGTCCCACGCATCGTTAGCAGCCCCAACCGCTGCAATTTGCGACTCAGATAGAACCAGCCCTCGCGACTCCATGAAAGTTGTGACATCCTTGGCCTTATCGCCAAACTCGGTAATCGCCTTGACTACTTCAAGTCCTCCCTTACCCCACAACTCAAACGCCAATCGCATTTGGTCGACGGTGTTCATGTTCTGCATAGCTTCCGATACTTGCGAAAGTGCAAGTACTGGGCCGTCTCGCAGCAACTGACTAGCGTTGAGCCCAACGGACTCAAACATCATGTTGAGCTCTTTTCCGCCACCCGAGGCCGCATCGGAAAGCGACTTCTGGAACTTCATTACTTGGCTATCTACGGCAGAAGCATCAAGACCAGCAGACTCTCCAAAGGATATTCGGATTACCTGCAATTCTTTGAAGTTGATGCCCAACTGCGTTGCAGCGTCTGCCAGCTCATCGATCTTGGCCATCTGCGAGTGCAAGGCAATCACAGCAGAAGTAGCCCCAGCGATCGCGGCAGTTGCACCAGCGAACGCGGCTCCTACTGCCATCCCAGCAGGACCAGCCAGAGCAGGCATGCTAGCAAGGGCATTGCCTGGGCTTTCAAATTGCTTTTTGAATTGCCCAACATTTGCAGCCTCTTTTCTCATTTCCTGGTTGAACTGTGCAGTCTTGGCAGCCAGGATCACATCGAGTGTTTCGACAACAGCCATGCTTTAGCCCTTTGCTACTTTCTCGATGTAGTCAATGATCGCAGTGCGGTACAGGTACAGGCATTCTTCGCGGGTTGACTGTGCTGATTTCTTCAGGAAGTTAAGCCCTGGGATTTTCTTGCGTGAATCGTTGCGACCTTTTGCGATCGCTCGCTGTGCTGTCGTTCGTCGCTTGCCACGATCTGCACCCAGGTCAGCGTTGGTAGTTCGCTTGCCAGCTCGCCAGCCCCATTCTTGGAAGCCACCGTAGAACGTCTTGCCACTGTAAAGGGTGTCCGATGCCGACGCTGTGACTCTTGCACCGATCCGCGTTCTCGACCTGGCTATCGCTCTGATCTTGATTGACCTGCGGAGCTTTCCAGATCGCTTGGGAGCAACACGCCTGGCAGTCTGCAAGCAAGGTTTCAAAGCAGGTCTAGCAGCCTTGCGAATTGCTTCGCGGGCTTGCTGGTTGGTCAGTGCAGCTAGCTTGCGGTTAAGCTCCTCGCTGCCTGTCATTACCACCTTGACCTTTGCCACAGTTACTCCAAATCGAAGTCGTCATCATTGAAAAAGTCTTTGCGTGCCTGCTCTTCACTGACGGGCGGCTTGTACTTGAATGAATCGGGCTTTACATCGTTCATTGAAATAGCAGCCGCGTGAACATCCTCGCGATCAAGCCCGAGCGGTTCGATCATCGAGAACAGCCGAAGCTCTTCAAGTTCCTTTGCCGAAATGCAAGCGAGCCAGGCCGACCTACTGGGGAACCCCAAGTAGATCGCTACTCGCCACTCCCATCGCCAGTTGTCGCCTTCTGCGCTTCGAACTTTTTTTGCAAGTCGTCCTCAACTCCGAGGATGGAATTGGCCATGTTGACGCAGCTCCATAGCCGGCGAACATGCTGGTTGCCGAGCTGCCCAATCATGTCGACCAGTGCGTCGAGCTTCTGGACGCTCAACTCTTCGCGCACGTTGTCCTTGTCGCAAAGGCAGTAGGCAACGCAGAACGTCCGGTAAATCTCAGATCGCTCTGCATCGGTCAGTCCGTTGCGTTCCTGGTAGGCAACCAGAGCATTGTCCATCGCGTCTTTTTCAAGAGCGGTCAGCGAGGCGACATAAAAAACCTGCTCTTCGCCTTCTGCGAACAACTCTGGCAAATCGCTCATGCAAACAGGATGAGCAACCAGCTTTGGTGCTGCCTGCTTTAATCGTTCCGAGTACTTCATTTCAACAATTCCAAAACTGAGTGAAACTTGAAAAAACTTCAGCCGCTATCTATCACGCATTAAGCGTTGGTTGGCTTGGCATTGACCTTGATCTCGAAAGAACACTTGATTCCTTCGTTGTATTTGAGCGGGTCAATCTTGTGCTTGACGATTCGGCCAACGTAGGTTCGAGTGCTGTAGGACCAAGTGCCAGACTTGGTTTTTCGAATGCTCACAACGACAGTCACATCGCTTGGGTTGTCGGTATCAATCAATGCTTCGATGTCCTTGTCGGCAGTCTCTTCTGGATCATAGAATCCAGTGATCTTGATAGTGCCGTAATCTGGCGGGAAGCTGGTGTAGTTGACTACGGCAGTATCTTCCATGGTTGTTACATCAACCAGCGATACACCACGCTCTGGCAAGTCGACTTCGGTGAGGTAAGCAAAGTTGACCGTGTTGACGGTCACAAGTGTTCCGGCTGGTATTTTTCTGGCCTTGGCCATGGTGCATTTCCTTACAGGTAAAGGGTCAAAACAAATCCGTGCAGGTAAAGTGCGTCACCATCGCCGGATTGAAAAACGTAGTCATCGCTAACGTCTTCTAGTTCGCTTGTAAAAATTCCCGATGTTGGATCGCCACCGCGGAAGTCGAGTACATCACCGATCGCAGTGATCAGATCATCATCAAATGCTGTCAGGACAATCTCAACTACAAATCGCTCGGTTGCATCACCGTCATAGCCGTCCAGCGTTTGCTCGCCTGACTGACCTTGGCGAGTGATGAACACATGCGGATAATCGCTTTCCTGCGGTATGGTCTGGTAGTGGATCTTGCCAGTGATCTTGGCTAGCTGCAGTGCTGCGATCGTTCCGATCTTGTCTACAACTGCCTGTGGTAGTGTGCTGTGCAGTGTTGTCATCGCTTGACCTCGTAGCAGGTCAGCGTTTGCATCATGCTTGTTTCGTCAGTTTGTGCCGCGCCAACAGTCAGGACCAATGATCCAAACTGAACTCGATCCTTTGGTGTGACAGCGATTGAACTGACTCGCAATTCAACCGAGTGAGTAGCCTCGGCAACCATCTGCTTGGCTCGCTCGAGTTCGCGACCGCTGAGCTCAACAACTCTGGCAGGAACACCAGAAGCTACCGAGGCAAAACTGTCTGTTGCTTGGCCGAGGCTGTTTTGGTCGGTGTCTCTGCGCAGTATCGAAATTCGATGCCGCATTGATGCCACGCCTCTGATTGTTCCAGCTACGCCTGCCATTAGTCGTCATCCTCCAGGATTTCGTAATAGCCAAGACGGGCCCCGCATCTTAGAACGTTTAGTGCCATTATTATTTGGCTTGGCAATGGAACATTGACGTACTCTTGTCCGGTATCTCCGCGATTCATGAACCAGAATGCAACCAGTTCATAAATAACGCCGGTTAGCTCTGCTGGGATCGCTGTGTATGTGCTTCCAAAGCCTGCCGTGTAGACGATTCGATACGACTGAGGCAGTATTGAATTCATCGGAGGCAAGTTCTTGAAGAACAATTCCGCTGGCGACGATTCGTCAAGCAACGTGTATTCACTACTTGAAAACGTCTGCCAGGCGTCATTTGAATCGCGGTACTGAACTGAGACTATCGAAGCCGCTGGCGGTCTCGGTAGTGGGATTCGCTCGTGAATCTCATCAAGCGTCAACCGCCAGGTCTGAGTAATTAAGGCCCGTCGCGTCCATCGCTCAACGAAACCAGTCGCACGCTTGATGATCGTAGTAATCTGCGCATCGTGCGTTGTGTCTGACTCGGCAATCTCGACTTGCTTTTTGGCAAGGGTGAGATCGACAGCCAGGCTAGCTGGTTCGGATGTTCGCTTCAGGCCCATGGATTACTTCTTGCCTTGGGGTGGCTTGTCTTCAGGTGCTGGCGACTCTGGTTTCGATGCTTCTGTCGCCGGTGGTGTTGTTTGGCCTGGGCGCGATGGTCGCGGCTGCGCGAGTGTTTCAGATGGAGTCAATGGAGTGATTGCACCATCAGCCAGCAGTGCTGCCGCCTCCGCGTCGTTGAACTCGAGCTCTTGGCCGATGTCGAACGAGTGCCGACCAGCAGCGACTTTCAATGTCTTGTAAAGCATGTCGATAAACTTCGAAGATTCCCGCTACAGAAAAGAGCCGCTGCAAACTCGGTAGCGGTCGAGCTGCAGCGGCCTTGCACCTGCTAGGGCAGGATTAAGCGGTTCCTGCCGCTGGCGAAATGTGAGTTTCACCAGACACGCTAGTTCCGTGAGAAACTGGCAAGGTCTTAGGATTGCTCTGAATCGCGATGATTCCGCCGACTGTGGCATTCTGGGTGCCTCGGTCGACAACCAGGCGAACGTAGCGATACGACGGCTTAACAACGTTGATATAGAATGTCTTGTCGTCGTCAGCGTCAGCGATCGTTTGCGATGTTCCAGCCAAATCGCTGAAGCTTGAATTGTCAGAGCTTCCCTGTGCCTTGATGCTTGTTACAGCGCCAGCCACAATTGCTCCGATCGGAACTACGAAAGTGACTTGCTCAAAGCCCAGCATGTCAACGCTGGTTGCGTTGATGTCGGTCGTTGCGGCAGCTCCGGCCGTAACGGTCGAGCACTGGCTGATCTTGTGATCTTTTGCAAAATTTTGATTCACGGTTTAACCTCCCGTGATTGATGAACTTAATTTGTTTTGAAGGAGCTCTGGGCCATTGCTGACCCAGAGCGATCTATTGAAACAGCAGCAAGAGAGCTGGCTGGTTAGTCACACTTCAGACGGGCGAACGCTTCTTCAATCGTTGGCATCCCGTCAGTCTTCATGCGACCGATGTAGCCGATTTGATTGGTACCAGCGTATAGCTCGTTGAGAATCTGGATCTCCATGTCGAGCGCGTCAGCGATCTCGTAATAGTTCCAGTTCGCCAGCAAGCCAACGTAGTTACCGCTGGTGAATGTGTTTGGAGCTCGTTCCGATTCGTCGACTGGGTAGCCCAGCAATCGGTCTGGCTCATCTTCGCGAAGGCCTGGGAGCCAGAGGTAATTGTTCTGGCTGTCCTTGAGCTTCGAAACGATCTTGATGCCGTCTCGGTGGAAGAGCCATCGCAGAGCACCACGCAAGCCAGTTCGGTACTGTCGCTTCAGGCTGTACTTGGCATTGATCAATCCGTCAGCGGTGATCGACGTACCCGAGCCAGTCACAACGTCACGGCTAGTGCTGATGCCGTCACTGGATGCAGTGAACACGCCTAAAGGCTGTTGAGCACCGTTTCCGGTTAGGTACTTGTCTTCCATTTCCTCGCCAGAGTCGCGGCTGAATTCGTACTGGACTTCGCTTGTAGCGGTGCCCATTGATCGACGAACCAAGTCGCGGCTAAGCTTGATCATGCCGGTAAGCGGGTGAGGGGTAAGCACCTTCTTGCCGTACTTGAGCGAGCTATCTTCGGTGCTGACAATCAGCTCTGAAGAAAACGCAAAGGTATTCATTCGGGCTGTTCGCTTGCGAATACCCAAAGAACCAGCCTCGCGCACCGTGTGAATGCGGGCATACTGGCGAATGTAAAGTAAATCGTCCACATCCTTCAGGATGTCAGCAGCAAGTTGCTCGGAAGTGAGCAGGAATCCCGCAGACTCTTCATCGTCGGACTGAAGCGAGGCCATTTGATCGGTCGACAGCTTGTTGCCCATCAAGGCATTCTCAAGCGCCGCCTGGTATTCCTTCGAACCACGCTTGCCAGCCTGAATAGCTTTGTAGACTGGTCGACCCTTTGGGTCCAAGCCAGCGCGAACCATGACCATGGCAGGCTTTTGTTCGCCACCCTTTGGATTCAGATCGGACTCGCTGATTCGCTGAGTCTCTTCTTCGCGGCGAGATTCAAGGCTTGCGAGCTTGTTTCGTCGGTCGATGATCGCCTTGATGTCAGAGACATCGGACATCATCGCGTCAAACTTCTCTTCGCATTCCTTGGTCCAGTTGGACTCATTGGCTGCGTGAAATTCCTTGGCCTGGTTGTGGATGTTCAACCGAGCTTCGTGCAGCTCCTTGTTGCTCTTTCCTTTCGGATCGTATGCCATTTTCGTTCATTCCTTCAAAACTGGTTTGAGTCGGAAGGCATACGAAAAAAGGCAGCGGCCTACCGACAACATGAAAACACGTTGTTGATAAGCCGCTGCCTTCGATTTGACTCTGGCATTGCTTAGTCTCGTTCCGCTTTGGCCGCCATCTAGTTGGCCGCTGCGAAATCGCTTTTTGATTTGTGAGATTCTTTTATATGGTTCAGGAAATTGAAAGTCAACTAGCTAGTTGCTAGAAAGTTTTTCGCACTACGAGTGCTGAACCCCTGTGGCTTTCAAGTCTATGTCAAGAGTTGTCGCGGCGGATGCCGTTCCGATCCGCGACACGAAATCATTCGTCGTCAGGTCGCCGTCTGGAATGATCGATCCAGCTGTACCGCCGACGTAGTATGTTTCGCCAACGGCCATAGTTGTTCCGACAAGAATAACGCTTCCGCCTGTCGCAACGTACCCATAGCCACCATCGACGCCGGGAGTGACTGCAATTCCCCTGACGGCCGCAGTGGACACTGATAGGTTGCAGTCCGCCAGCTTGTACTTCCTGTCGGTTGAATCCAGGTAGACGCACTGGCCGGCCGATATGGTTGCCCCGTACTTAACTGCACCAGTTAGCACAGTTGTCGCAGTAGGTCTAACCGCAGTGATGCTAGATAACGCTGCCATGATTTTTACCCTTCAATCGATTCTAGTTGCAACTTCGCCAACTGGGCGCGCGTCGAGCTCGGTGCTGATCGCTTTGTTCCCTTGACCATCTTGACCAAAACCTCGTCCAGCGTCGCGATGCCATCGACTAGGCCAGCTTCAACCGCCTCCTGAGCCGAGAGCATTTCACCGCCACCGAATTTCTTTTCAACTTGGTCAACACGGATACCGCGATTCTTGGCCATGGCCGCGCGGAAAGAATCGTAGCTTTCGCCGATTCGCTGCATGACCAAGTTTCGCATTTCCTCGGTCAGCGGCTCCACTCCCGAGAATCGAGCTTTCTTTTCTGGCGTTCGCATGACATCAATCTTGACCCCGAAGTCCTCGTAGGCCTTCGACCAGTCGGCATACATCGAAATGACGCCGATCGAACCAGCCTCGCCGCTTGGCGTGACGTAGACCTTTTCCGCAGCGGTGCCGATCCAGGTTGCAGCGCTCGCCATCATGCCATTGGCCACTGACACGATGCGCGTAACGCCCGCATCCCTAACAGATCGTATCGCGTCAGCAGCCTCTGGCGTTCCCATCACAGTTCCGCCAGGCGATCGAATGTCTAAGACGATCGTATGGATCTTCGGATTCGATGCCAAAGACTTAATGAGCCTTGGGAATGAATCCAAATCAGTGTTTCCCCATCGGCCTGGAGCCAAGACACCGTAGACCGGAACAACAGCCACGACTGCAGCCGATTCGCTTGAACCGACTTGGGCCATGTCCTCAGTCAGGCAGTATGGCTTTGGCTCGTTGTCGCGGTCCATTACCGAAGCTTGCTTGAATCGGCTCATCACGCTGACAACTAGCTCTGTCGCTGCTTGTGGCAAAAGTGCCATCGGTGCCATTGGGTCAAATTGCATGGTGCTTTTTCCTTTTAATTGGAACGGCTTCAACAAAGACGTTCTTGATTCGTTTGGTTCTGATCGCTGTTCCGGCAGCGTTTAGGCAAATGCCTTTTTCATCAAATTGAATTACTTCAACCCATCCATTGAGACCTAGCTTGCAGCTTCGAACCTTATCGACCTGTTGACCGTTGACGTAGATTCTCCACACCTTTCTGTTGTAAGATCGATTTTTCGAAACGTGCAGGTATTTGGCCATAGTCAAATTGATTCTTGCAACTGTTCGGGCGTAGTGGCGGTTTCCGCCAGGGTGTTGAGTCGCTTGATCGTCACTGCGTACAGATCGTTGATTTGTGACTGGATGCTAGCGGGTCCGTCCTCCGCCTTGAGATTGTCAAGCCAGTTTAGAAATGCCTTGACATCCTTGGCCTTGTCCTTTGCTTGTGCTGCCAAACGTTTTTCAATCCGATCCAAGTAGGCTTTGGCCACATCGGAGTGATCGGGCTTGGCTGGTTCTTCGCTTGCATTGCCAGTCTGTGTGCTGCCTGAAACGATAACCGCGTCTTCCTCGTAGAGTATGTTCGCCGGGATTCGGTACTGTGATCCCCGAGCTGAACCGCTTGGAGCATAGCCCAGCTTTTCGCGGCCTTCGTCCCTGGTGTTGATCCCGTTGTTGACCGTGTTGACAACTGCGGCCGCACGCTCAGCGTATGGAATGTAAATTAAGCCCTCATCATCGCAGTCAACGCAGTGCGTCCCGAGCTCGCCTTCCTGCCCTTGCAGTAGCTTGCGATCGCTTTCAGCGCGGTGCTTGTTGATCCATGGAAGGATGTCGTCGTCGTTGTGCTCGCTGTTTGCTTGCTCCAGCGATGCAAAGGCAGCGTTAGCCGAGTCGATCAACTTGTGGGGCTTGATCCCAATCGCCATAGCCATCAAGCGTACATCAAACTGCTTACCTTCGAGCATCTGCGATTTTTGCGGGTCAATAGTGATCGGTGTGAACTTGGCCCCATCTTCCAGCAGAATGATCTTGTGAGCCTTGCCCAATCCCTGCATGGCGTTTTGCAGAGACCGCATGTACGTTTCTTCGTCCTCTTCTTCGAGTCCCTTGTCCATGGTGATGAACCCGACTGGATTAGCGCCTTGACCGAAGAACCGATTAGAGAATTCATCTTTGGCAATAACTCCGCCGAACACTTCGCCCATGGTTTCGGTGATGTCAGCGCCCCAGTAAGGAGACTGGCCATAGCCCTTGATGTGGTAGACATCATCGAGTTCAAGAAGAACTGGTTTTCCGCCTACCTTAGTGCCAATGCGAAGCTGACCAACAAGTGATTGATCCTCCAGCAGTTCAGCATCGCGAGCACCAAGGACGATTGGCTTCGTTTCATCTGGGTTGAGCGGGTACAGTTCCCAGCTTGGACCGCTTCGATCAATCCACGCGCAGCCGTTTCCCCTAGTCATTGCCCATTGAGTCAGAATCTGGCGAAACGAAGGAGCCGAAAGCATTGGATTAGCCATCCAATGAACGCACTTCCACGCGGGATGGTTTCTGCTGTACTGGCGACCATCTTCGTTGATCTCTAAAACATACCAAGGAAGGCCAAATAACTTGTCGGTAATGATCTGGATGCCACGCTTGATAGCTGGCAGCGCTAGGATCTTATCGACAGTGACCTTCACGCCAGCCGAATTGGTCAAGCCGCCTCCAAGCATCTTGGCGATCGCTGGGTCGCGTGGATGGCTGCCTGCTAAGCTAATCGCTGCGAGCATGCTGTTGAACGCTTCAACTATCAATTGGCTTTACTCCCCTTTTGCGGTTTCTGCATGAACAGGCCCATCGCTACAAATGGGACACCAACAACGAATAGCCCGATAGCTCGATGGATCTCGAATGCCGACAAAGTAACAAACGACCAGCCAACCAGGAAGATTGCATTGCTCAAGATGGATCGCGTCATTGAATCACCCTGAAGCATTCTTTGGGAGCATTTCCGTAGTCGCCAATCTCATTGGCGTAAAAAACATTGTTTTCCAAAACTGTCACAAGCCTCACCTTAAACTCTTGGTCTCCAGGCTTGTAGCTCAGGTAAATAGTCTCACCGTCAAGAACTCGCTTGGCATGTACTTTCGATGGAATTATCGGTCGAGAGTACGAAGTTCTTTCACCCCATTCAACTGAAGTCGAATAGAGATACATGGCATGACCTTCAGCAAAGCTAATCCTCACTCCGCTTCTTCCGAGGCCATTTGCTGTAGATCCGCATTGCTCAATTGAATCAACTTCGTTTGGCCAAATTTGATTGGCAAAGTCAAAAAATAGTTCTGGCCTCATGCTGTTAAGACTCCTCGCCGCCGATACTTCTCACCGCTAACTTGCTTGGGCAGATGCTTGGTTCCCCAGTAAGCCATCACACTTGAAACCATGCCGTCAACTTTGCGATAATCATCCCGCTTTGGCTTGGCAATAATTCTACATCCCTTGGCATTTTCTGTTACTGTCGCATGCCCTGCCTGCCAATTAAGACAGAGATTATTGCAGTGCTCGAGCGAGCCTTCGACTACTGCCGCTTCAAAGTCATCGATCGGCTTTTCCATCATCGCGGCATTCTGCGGATAATCGACCTGTGTGACCTTTGGATATTTCTCTTCAACCCAGTCTTCAAAGTCTTGAGCGAGCGCACGGTCCTTCACAAGCACGCCGATTTTGAGCAGGCTTGCAAGCTCGATGAACTTGTCACGGATTCGCCATTCTTGAATCGTGTCACCTTCACAGAGGAATAGCTGACCTGATTCAATCCACTCTTCAAACTTGACTTTGTTTCGATAACGATTGACTGCCGCCTCTGTTACCCAGAGGAATGGCCAGAGGTGAACTTTGTTGTTGATTGCGATCGCAACCGACATTGCTGACATATCGCGGGTCTTTGACAAGTCGAGTCCAATCGCTGAATGTCGGCCGGAAAAGTCTTTCAGGTCAATCGATCCAGCGCATGCGATCCATCGATCGAACGGGAGCCACTGGCTTGCAGTGTGCTGCCAAATGTTCAGCCTGTACATTTTGAAGATCGCCAGCGATCGTAGTGATTGCTTCGACTGGTTGTAGTCGGCGAGGAATTCTTCTTCGTGTGCAGTGTGGCCCCAAGCAGGATTGGCCATCTTGCCGTACTTGATTGGGTCTTTGTCCAGGTCTTCGTTGGTCAGATCCTGCGGTGCCTCGTAGATCGCAACGAACAGCTGGTCGTTGTGCTCAACTCCAGCCATCACCGCGCGAGCGTATGTCTGCCGCTCAAATCCATAGCCGTCTGGATTATTGCCCGCGGTAGATACCTCAATGTGCATCGGCTCAGCGCGAGAGATACCCGCTCTGGAAATGATCTCGATGAATTCGCGGTCAACAACGTGCGTCTCGTCGATCAACACATTTCCGTTGATGCCTTCCTTGCTCTTTTGCGTTCGTTCGTTCGATGAGCTCAAAGGCTTGTACTTGGAACGGCTTGGCAAGTGCTCGATCGACCTTTCGTTTTGATTGACCTTGCAAACTTCGCGAAGCTCTGGCGACTGCTCAACCATCAGTAGAGCGTGACGCATTGTCGTTGACGCCTGGTTGCCATCCTTCGCACCGCAAAGAGTGTTTCCGCCTGGCTCACCATCACCGCAGGTCAAGTAGTTTCCGATTGCCGCAAGTGTAGGGCTTTTCTTCTGTTTCTTAGGAATCCAAATCGATACCTGATTGAACCGGCGAACATTGCGGCCCCATCGCTGCGAAAAGCGTTGCCATCCGAACATCCTCATAAGGCATTCGTACTGCCAATCTGGTTCGGCATTACCTGAGGCGATCCAGTCAGCGTAGATCTCAGCTCGCTCGATACTGGCTTCGCGACCGCCTTCATCCCATTCAAGTTCAACGCGCCGATCAACTTCAGGATTTCCAGAGCGAAGCAAGACAGGCTCACCAGCCCATTCGCCTTCATAGAGCTTGCAATATCGCTCGATCCACCAAACAACGTACGCGCCAACTTCAACGTCGAACCAGCAGCCGTTTTCGACTGCGAGCTCATCGCTGCGGTTTCGCATCCATTGTTGAGTGGTTTGATTGGCGGTCATCTTTTACGCTGTGAAACTCCAAATTGTTTTGTCTGCTGATCCTTCTTGGGCTTTTCCTTCTTGGCCGATGTCGTTATTCCAAGAGCCTTGCTGATCTCGACAATTCGGGACTCTGCAATGCGAATCTGTCCAAGTGCTGGATGAGCAACAAAGTTACCTTTCTCGGTCAATTGAAATTCACCATCGTCTCGAAGATCCGCCTTGTAGCTTGCGATCCGGTCGAACTGTTCGCAGTAAATCGTCCACAGTGGAAGATCTCGAGCGGTCAGCAGTCCTTCGGTCCAAAACTCAGCCCCGCGATACCAAGCCTCTTGGCCTGGTTCTTCTAAGTGCTCTGGCGACTCCGGGAAGTCGCCGCGAATTTGGATCGATGGAATGCCCATGCTTATTGCTGTGTGAACTTAGCAGTCCCCGCAGACGTTCCTTTTTTGAATGCGTTGGTCAATGCCCCAGTGGACTTCGAGTTCTTCACGAAGTAAGTGCCATTGTCGTACTTTCCGACCTCAACCCATTCACTACCACTAGCCCCCGCGGCCATCATCAACTGAACAGGATCAGTGCTGACATTAGTGATTTGAAGAACGAAGTCGTCAGTGATGTCTTGGCTTGTTGTTGTGATTTCTGTGGCTGCTGCCATGTTTATCCCTCTTTGTTGACGGGCGTTGCGTTTGTGATCGATTCTACTGCCATCCGCGTTGATCGGTTTCCCTTGATGGTCTTACTGCGACTGAGCAAACGCGACGATAGCCGCTCTTTGTGCAGGCGTAGCTTCTGACCATTCTTTTCGCAACTGCTGCCATTCGGTGCCGCTAGTGTTTTCGGACACCGCTGCCGCGATGTTCGCTGCGTGAGCTGCCACAAGTCTTGGCTGTAGGATAGCCTCGTAGGAGTCTCGTCGCTCAACGACCGTAGCGAACGGCAAGGCAGGCAATGGAGGAACGAGGGCGGCGCGTCGCACGTTCTCCAGCGTGATCGAACGAATGATTGCGTCCCGATCTTCAGCGTCAGGTACTCCGGTTACTCCGACAGATATTACTATTGTGCTCATGGTGTTGTTATGTTCTCCGATTGGATTGATTGAAATTGCGAAATGGAAATGACGTTTCCGCGCGACAGAGTTGACCACCAAGAGGCGTTCATTAGCGTCCCTGATGCTCCTACTGCGCTTGACCTGTACCACTTACTTCCGATTGCTACTGGAACGTGAGACTGTCCGAACGTTCCCCAGGTAGACCACTTTTCTTTAGGGTTATCGGTAGAGAATGGACAATCAACCGTCGCAGGATCGGCGGATAGCTCGAACCATACCGGAAGTCCTTCGACCTCTCCGCCGACATGGACGATCATGTCTACCATTGAAACGGGAATGTATTCGATGTTCTTGACTGGACCAATAATGGCGAGTGGTCCACTTCTGTCGATACCCGATGCCAATGCTACTTCGGTAATCTGAAGGTAGTAAGGGTTAGAGTCGCCAGCGCTCACCAACGGAAGATCGAGAATCGTGTGCAGGGCATTTACCACAGACGCGGTCGACTCGCTCAGTTTCGAGAAGGTCAGCGCAACTGGAATGTGCAAATAACAGCTACCATCATTGATCATGCTACATACCCTTCAACATTTGTTAGGTCAGCACCGCTAAGTGCTGAGTCGTAAATTAGGAATCGATCATCACCATCGCTCGCCGTTCGTCTAAAGGCTGATTCTGATGGTGTGATTGTTGCGTTGATGTCTGCGGCTACAGCAGCAGCAGTAGGTACGCTTCGACCATTCAATTCTGCTGCTGTAGCTGGATTGAGATTGAGCCGACTGAATGGATTACCGAACTTGCCTGCTGCGAGTGTCTTGGCTGAACCATCAGCCGCGTTTCCGCCAGATAGCATGCCAGGAACAAACGCACCATTGGTCGCTATTCGTCCACCGTACTTAACGCACCAATCTTCGACGTTCCCAGGGACTCTATTGCCCCAGATTGTTGATACTGT